ATTTGTAAAAATTTTAAATCATAGTCCGACATGAACGGATGCTGTTTTTTATCGTGTCATGCCCGGATTCAGATCTCGTAGCGCCAGCTAAATACAGATGTCGCATGTCGCATCGGTCGTTCCCTCGTGCAGCGTTGAAGGAACAAGCCGGGAGCGGCAGGGCGCTTACGTTCGTCAGCGTGCCTTGGACCGCTCGTCCGAGTCTGCTCCTTGGCTGACCGAAAGCCGTGGCCCGCTGTGGTGCACTTGCTCCAGCGGGCATCGACGAATAGACGTCTCCTTGGCCAGCCGAATGCCGTGACACTCCCGGAGCTTCTCGCAGGCCAGCGTCGACCCGAAATCGACGTAGCGATCGCGGATGATCAAGAGCGCCGGGCCGGCGGCTCTTGGGTCCGGGTTGGGCATGGTGCGACATGGGCCGTTGGAACCATTTATAGAGCCCGATTATGAACCCCGATTTAATGTTGATAATTCACGTTATGTAAAGTTAGGCCGCTGGCTTTTCCGATGTTTGTCATCGGCTGTCGAACGGCGATCCTCATGGCAATGATCGAGGGTTTACGATAGTTTACGCACGCCTTTCCGCAGCCCTACAAAATGCCACGTGTCTGACCAACCACGCCACGGCACACTGCGGGAGTTTCTCGACCTGATCGACGGTCTATCGACCGCCGAAATCGCTCGCCGATTGCGCTGCTGCACACGCTCTGTTCGCAATTATCTCGCCGGGCGCTCCCCCATACCTTGGCACCGCATCGAAATGCTACGCCTGCTCGCGCTCGAAGCGCTTGGGGAAATTGGCCGTGCTGCCTCTACCGATGAAACTCCCGTCGTTGCCACACTGGAACCCGATCCTGCCGCGCCGGACGTGACTCCCGACGAAATGCTCGCGTGGGTCGGCGTCCACGCGTCACATTTCCTTTCGAGCCAGCGCAGCCTGGCGCACTACGTTCGCGGCTGGAACGTGGTCGACAAGATTCGCCGCGCGAAGCAAGAAGGCACGTTTTCAGCCGTATTGACCCGCTGGCGCACGCTCGCGGTGGAACTGCCGCGCATGTGGCGTTCCGGCCCAATGTGGTCCGGTATTGGGCCGCCAGCATACCTCAAGAAAGAAACTGGGTCGTAGCCGACCATTGCGCTACGGATCGCGTGTTGGCATAAACTGGAAATTCCGCAATCAGGGAGAGTCGCGTGTCGCAAAATCAAGGATTCATTTCCGCCAATCCCACCCTGCGGCACGAATTCTCCCCTTGGTTTAATGCCGCAGAACGGTTCAATGCGCTTGCCATGCAGGTACTGCCGAATGTAAAGCCGGCTTCGGACAGCAATCAGCAGGTTGTTGCGGCCGCGCTTTATGGCCGGGCGCTTGCGTCGTATCAGGCAGCGTTTCTACTCGCCGAGCGCGGGCTGATTTCAGACGCTCGCACGGTCGTGCGGGCAGCAGCCGAAACGGTCATTATTCTATCGGCGGTCGTGAAGGATTCCGGCGTTTGTGATCTGTTGTTCGACCGGCACGTTTGGCACCACGCGAAGTTGCGCCGTGCCTGGCTCAATGATCCCCAAGCCTTGGCGCATATGACGCCCGATCTAATTGCGACCGTTAAGAAAACGCTGGCCGAAATCGAGGCGCAATTTTCGCAGGCCAAGGCGCTGAAGAAAGACCCCGTAGCGATATCCGACTTGGCAAAGAAAGCCGAGGTAATGGCGCTTTACAACGGGGTTTACCGATTGACGTCCGGTGACGCTGCTCATACAACGCTTGACTCCTTGAACCGCCACATTCGGGTCGACTCGAACGGTGATATCGCTGGCATGAAGTTCGGGCCCTCTGGAGATGACCTGCCGCAGACGCTAGCGGACGCGATGTCAGTGCTCGGCTTCGCGCTTCACGCGGTCGCGGATCTTTTTCAAATTCCGGATCTCATTGACAACTTGACCTCCGCCGTCGCTGAATACAAGGCATTGGGAGTTCCGACCGATGCCGAATCGAAGCAAAGTTAAGCGTCCGAGAACACGATGGATGCCAGCATCCGTTCTATTAATTGATAAAAAAACATCAGCACCGCCTACAACATTAATATTTTTTTCTGACGCAGGAGATCAATGTGGCTGAAATAATACAAGATGACCAAATCACTGCTGAAATGACTCCTGGCTATAAGCCAACGGTCGTTGATGCCGGCTTCGATCCCCTTCCCTTATCTGAGTTAGGGGACCGTGAATTTGAATTGCTTGCTTACTCGTTGGTTAAATCCGAAATTTCATCCGGCGCGCATCCGAAAATCTCCAAAATTGCGCTCATGCAAGGCGTCGGCGAGCGCGGCAGGGATTGCGCCCTCTATCATGAGGGGGTGGTTGCCGGACTTATTCAATGCAAAAAGTACATTTCCCGAATATCCCAACCCCAAGTCGCCAAGGAGCTTGTGAAATTTGTTCTATTTTCGATAATAGACAACTCGATTCTTCCAGATCCGCAAAACTTCACATATAACTTCTATGTGTCCTCTGATTTTTCAGGGGTGGCGTTAGATTTCCTTGGGAATTACAAGGATCAAATAAAAGACGAAATCAAATCGGGGGCTATAAAAAAATATATCGAAGCGGCAATTGATGAATATGAATCGCTCTCTCATCTAAAGGAAAAGCCGCCGATCGACGAAGTGTCGACTCGTCTACAGAAACTGACAGTCGATTGGTCGACCGGCGTCGATCTAACTCGGCGCCTGTATGCTCGCCCGGAAGTCTTGCGAAGCTTTTTCAATGTGAAGATGATGGTTTCGATTGATGACGCAGAGCATATGATGCGCAAATTGTTCGCGGAGAGCGGGCTAAAATTTCTGACCGATGAGGATTTGAAGCATCTGCAAGCCCGCATTACGTCGGCGAACTCGAACCATCGCGTTTCGTTCGGATTTGTTGAATTTTACGGGTTTAGTGTTGAATTTTTCAAATCTCTTAATCGAGCTGAGTTCAAGGACTTGATGGATAAAGTCACATCCCTAAGAGTTTTTATGGATGAAAAATTGCTTCACTTTATTCAATCTGAAGTAATGAAGAGAGTATTCGATGAAATTACGGTTCCCTTGCTGTACACACAGAAAATTCATCAGTTTTCTGTCGGACTGGCTGGACCCTATCTCATCAAGCGACTAACGCCTATCATCGTGACTGCGACTGTTCCGAACGCGCTGCGTCAAAAATATTCACCTGATTCGCTAAAATCGTCTTCGGATATCGTAAGCGAAGTTTCGGAAATGTTGCTTGCCACGAGCGAACGTATAATGAAGGGGGATTTAAGTCAACTTGTCGGCGATGATGCCCTCGTTGCCAAAAAAATTGTGCTGTACAGGCATCTCCATCACGGGCTTTCAAATATTTATGACGCACGAAATCGGCTTAAGACTGATCTTCCGACACTCCTGCCAGCGATTGAGAAGATTGAGAAAGATATAGCTGATCTTATTTCACAATCCAGAACCATCATAATATCTGACTCTTCATTTTTTGATGATGAAGGCAAGATCAGGAAAATGTCGAAAACGCTTGGGGAAATCGGCGAGCTGGAGAGCTGAATCGGCAGGCACTAATTCACTGGAGTGGGCTACATTGGCCCACTCATCTCTTACTCTTGCGAAAGTGGGATCGATGTCGATCCGTCGTAGGGTCATCGCGCATTTCTAGCTCCAAATCGGTCACGAATCCGTCGTTCCCGATCCGATGCGTTGCCTTCTTTACCAACCACGCCGTTTCGTCGATCTCCGGTTTGAAGCCGCTCACCGTGACCGGAGTTTCGGGAAACAAGTCAGCCTTGCCGCGTGCGAGTGAGTAATCGAGCGTCGCCTGGCTGCGCTGCGTGCGTGTGAATTCCGCCTGCGCAGCGGCCCGCGCTTCCGCCTCGGTAGCGTAGTCCTCCGGCAGCACCTTCACGTTGTGGTTGTTTTCGCCGCCGACGATGACTGATTTCCGCTTCGCCTTTCCGTTCGAATGGTAGTGCGCACGCACGGCGGAGTAGTTTTCGCGCTCGGACACGTGATAGCGGTGCATGTCGCCGTCTGCGCGCGCCAGGTTCAGCACCTTCAGCGCCTTCCCGCTCGCGGTCTTGCCGGTGCCGATCGGCATGAACAGCAGCCGTTTGTCCTTCACGTTCATGACGGCGTCGTAGCGCTTCGCGAGCCGCGTCAAGAACGACATATCGCTTTCGTGTGTCTGGTCGATGTGCGCAATCCGAATCTTCACAAGCTTGTCGCCGACCGCCGGCGTCAGTGAATAACGCTTCGCGATGGTCTGCACGATCGTTCCGATCGTTTGCTTGTGCCAGCTCTTTTCACGACGTTCCTGCATGCCGTTCGTCATCGCGGCCGACCGAGCGCGCACCGTGATCGTGTCCGGGGCCCCATTGTGTTCGACCTCGTTCACGACGAACGTCCCTTTGTCGACAAGCGGATCGCCGGCCCATCCGATCGACACCTTGATTTCGTCGCCACGCTTCGGGATCGCCAGGTCATTCCGTGAATCGTCGAGCACCAGATCGACCGTATCGGCTTCATCGGATCGCGCTTCGGACAGCGTCAGCGATTCGAGCCGCGGCAGGAATCGGCGTGAAATGTTCTTTCCACCGAGCGTAATCCGGTAGTCCGGTTTTGGCTCGATGCGATCCGACCGACGTCGCTCGTCGGTTGCGTATTCACTTCGCGTCGTCATTGCTCGCCTCGTCGTCCATGTTAGCGTCGGGAGTCTGGTCGACGCGCAGCGCATCGTCGTCGACGCGCTCCAGCGTCAGCGTGAAGTCGATTTTCTTCGGCACCCCTTCCGGCGTGTGATATCGCTGCGTTTCGTCCAGGCCGGTGATGACGAATACCCCATAAACGACTCCCATTCCGTCGACCAGGACGTAGCCGTCGCCAGTGTCGGCCATGTCGGCAAGACGCTTAATCGACGCGATCGAGCCGATGGCTTGAGGGGCCACCATGCCGTGCAGCGTGATTGTGTCGTCCCCCTGCCCCGTGTACTGGCGTGAGTCGCGGACACCGATTCGCGATTTCTTCGGATGCTTCCACTGTCGGCGCCGTTGCAGTTCGTGATACGGCGCCGTCGTCAGGTTGAAGGCGAATTGGTCGAGCGACAGTAGCGATGTCAGCAT